ATTCCGGTAACGGCTATTATAAAAACATGACGTCTGATAGTATTACCAATGTCAAATTTAGCTGAGCTAATGAATAGATCACCGGGTTGTATAATTCTTTTATTGTTCATTATCAGATCTCCATTGTTTTGCAGCATATTCCGGATACATTTCTTTAAGAGATGTAAATTGATTTACTGATATATTGAATTTCTTTATGATCTGGGAATACTCAAGTGAATCCTGAAGACCCACGTTTTCCTGGGTAATATTTCCAAGGTGCCGGTGTAGATTCTTTTCTATATTATCCAGCCTTTTATGGATCTGGGATATACTTGAGAAATCTCCGGGCCCCATACATAACTGATAGAAACACAGTAATTCAGTCTGCGGGGTATTCTCATATTCGATAATTATACTGATACTCTTGGCTGATGGTCCGAACATCATCCAACCCAGTGCTGATTGTAGGATTAAATCCCCGGGGATTATATTGAGTTTATTGCTCATGATTTAATATCCTTGAAAAACTTGACTGACTGAATGAACCCAGCGATAAGTTTTGGGTTATTCAGACATGTCTGCAGAGGTATCGTATTGTCCACAACATTACCAATATACTCAAGAGTATTGTTATGCGCAACAGCATGGTTAAGCCGTCCATGATCTACACCGATATCTCCAGTAGTTGTGTGTTTTCTTATTTTATCTTGATGATATAATTCGTATACCATCATTACAGTTGTGCCTTCAATTGCTTTGGTATAATTATAAGTAGGCGCGGGTCTTAATTCTATAATAATAATAAGAGCGGTTTGGTTAGCCTTGCTCATACTAGCTGTTCGGTACCAGATCATATCGCCAGGTTTAAATACTTTTGGTATTTCTATATATCCTCTCATTAATACGGAGTCCAGATATCCGCTGCTTTCTTTATATTTTGGACAGGTCCCCGTCTTTAATCTGCCAGGTATGATATACATTTAGTATATTTCGATACTGAAGTTGATAAGAGAATCCTATATTATTATTATTTACATTCCCGATATACATATCAGTATCTAATAATTTTATGTTTTTGTAATTGCATATTTGAACATCTTTTGGGTTATTAATATCTTTCCATAGTAATCCGCGTACTGGGTTATCAGAACTAAGAGTCATACTATTAAAGATAATTGGTTCTATAATTATTACTATAGAACTATTTGATTTCTCGGAGTCTATAAGCATATCTCCAGTATCAAGATATACTGGGACTTGATTAATAAGCATATCGCCATATTTCAATATATATCTCCTGCACTTCCAAAGTACTTTTTATCAGCTTGTTTTTTAAGGTATATATTTATTATGTTTCTATATTTAAGTTGATAACTGAGAGGTATATTTTTATGGTGTATATTTCCAATGTATTGATCTGAATTAAATAAATCTAGGTGATGATAATATTCATAACGGAGTTGATCTGGAAGATAATTCCAGAGCAACCCTTCTATATCTATATTTGATATATTATTGTTAGTATTTACAATTTTTATATCTTTGGTTACAACTATTAAAGATATAGGATCATCACCGACATTTAGTATTAGATCTCCATCATAAATAACGAGAGGGTTTTGATTTTTAATCAGAGTCCTTGGAGTCATCATTGCTTCCATTGTATAATAGATTGTGTGATTTGGTTATCTGTTTTATTCCTGTAGTTCGTTTTGTTTGTTGTACCATTTTAAATAGAAATTTATTACTTGTCGATACTTTATTTGGTAACTCATTGGTATGGTATTTTCATGTATATTACCTAAGTATATATCAGTTTCAATAACCCCTGATTGTGGGTTTTCACTTTCATCAGTACTTTCTTCCCATTTGATGCTTGATATTGGAAGTCTATTATTCATCCATAATATCCCGGGTATCATTACTTCTAATGAATTAGGTTCCATTGCTGCCATTAGTCCTTTGGGTAGTATTTTATTATCAGTAGCTACTACAATAGAAGGCATCTTTAATGTTGTGGTTTCTAAAATCATATCACCTGGTTTAAAAACCAGGGGTATTTGATCTTCAATTTTATCTCTATATTTCATAATTGGTTTACTTCTTGGTTACCTTCAGGATAGAATCTTTTGACAAGTAGTCTATATGATAGGCAGCGGTTTGCAATATTGTTGGATTCTTTAAACTGATTGATAATCCTATGGTTTTATCTAATATGTTTCCATGGTATACCATATCAAGACCAACAAGATCCATAAGTTGATATTTTATTGAATCGCTTTTATTTGATAAATCGTTTTGGGTTATACTGTTTATCAGCCGGGTATTCTCTATATCTGACCAATATGATCTTGATATGAATATTATGGTATATTTTAATGAATCTTTATAGAGTCGATATACATCTCTTTTGTTTGGGTTATAGTATTTCATATTTTGCATCCCAGGGAGTGTTATTTAATAAGGACTAAGTCCAGAGAGGGATAGATACGCTTCCGCCTTTGGCTCCAGCTTTTGTGTTTTACTTGTTTATTTATTATGGTCTTCGCTTTGCTTAGCCATGTTATTCCGTATACACTGGGTAGTTACGCCTTCGCTGCTGCTCGGCGTTGTTTTACTTTTAAGTGTTTCGGCCTGCGCTTCGCTTGGCCTTGTTTTATGTTTATTTTAGGTTGTTATGCCTCCGCTCCGCTTCGGCCATGTCATCATCTATTGCTCTTTGTCTTTTGTACATTTAAAAAGAGAACCCCAAAGGAAGGGGTTAACTAATGACGAGGCCTACTTTAGTTGTATCGTATCGAGAATCATCGGGGTGAAGATCGGCGAAGTCCCCGGTATATGTGTATCTATTACTTGTTGGGGTTACTCGTTCTTCTTTTAGATAACGTAGACTATCACACCCGGAGTTGTCGTTCTGGATGTATATTTTAGTTGTGCCGCCGTGCTTCTTTTTCATCTCTTTTAGTATTTTTATAGTATCGTCAATGTCCATTATGTCCTCTCTTTGTTTATTTTATGGGCATCTTCTCTGAATCTATCGAGAAACTTGGTTCTTTGTGTCGTCCCCATACAGTCAATAATGGATCGAGCTACTTTGTGGGAATACCCGTTCTTTTCTGATAGATATTTGGATGCCAAGAATCGGGCAGTTTTTGTTGTCTTGTTTTTACTCATAGGTATCTCTTTTTCATTACCGAAAAAGAGGAGCTTTCGCGAGTACTTCACGAAAGCAGGTCTTCTTAGGAGCCCGAAGCAACTTCAGTATGTCTGAAGTTCAACTTGTTCTCTGCCTGTCCGGAAGGTACGCTGTCCTCTTTGGCACGATATTAGATATGCGTGTCCATAACCAAAAAAGAGAGAGCCCCCGTCATAATTGACGAGGACCCAGAGGAGAGATAGTAGTAGAGCGTTTATACGGTGGCTGATTCAGGGAAGTCTGCGTTACCGTTTGATGCTGCTGCTGAAGCTGTTTTTGCTTCATTGGCTTCTCGTTGTGCTTTTACCAGAGGATCTTCATAAGACTTAGGATCTCTGTATTGTACGAGTTGGGCACCACCATTCCGGCCTTTGAATGAGCTGGAACTGAGTTTGGTTAACTTCTTCTGATCAATGATACCTTCTTCAATACCACGAAGTCCAGCTTTCACTGAGATGGTTGCATCTGCAGGGGCTTCGGGAAGTGATTCCAGGACATCCTTTAGCTTCAATGCCGCGGTTCTTGGTCGAATCTCGAGGCTTCTGTCTTCGTTTTCAGAGATATCAAAGTTCTTGAGATTCTCTTCTGTTACTGCGCCTGTCTTCATGAAGAAAGCCAGATTGTCTTTTCGAATTACCATGTGTGCACTCCTGTGAGTTAATATAGATTTAATTTACTGGGTATCTTTATACCCATCCCATAGCCAAAAAAGAGGGCCTTACTCATCCCTCTGATCTTCTATATTCTCATTTGTAGTTTTAGGCTGGCGGAGTATATGTGGAATAACCACAATTATTCCCGCAATAATGAGGAAGAAGAAGTTTCCGGTGAGCAGGGCCGCAGTCATCACAATGAATGCAATGGCTGGGCCTGCTCCTGATTTATTGTTCGGTTCCACGTTTGAGATCTTTATCAACGATAGACTGGATTTGAGCTTTATAAGCTTTCTCAGCATCTCCATCATTGATCTGTTTGGCAGCGTTGAGTTTGATTTTTAGTTCTTCCAAACGTGATTGTTTTGATGATACATGTACTTCAGGAATAGTGATAGTCGGCATCTTTGATCCAACCGTATTTATCCCATTGTCGATCATCTCACCGAGTCGTGCAAGAGCTGTTTTAGCACCCATTAGAGTACCTCCAACATAGATTTAGATAGCGGTGAATCGTGGAGAGGCCATCCATAACCAAAAAAGAGAAGCCCCCGGGCAAGGGACTTAGGCTTTAGCTGTGTTGGCAGTTTTTGCCTTCTTCTCTTTCTTTCTCTTTGGTGGCATAATCATACAATGTGCATATTTATCTTTGGTATACATTGGAAGGAATATTCCAACTAGAACAGATGATAATAGATTTGCCATACCTGCTACCATACCTTGACCTGTAAAATACCCTATCATATTTGATATAACAAGGTTGATTACGAATGCAACAATTGAGTTGTTGAACATTTTGAATAATCCTATTCTCAATGATGCGGGTTTGGTTTTTTCAAAGATCTTTAGTACATTTATCATAATTGATGTGGTTATAATGATATTTACCACTGTAAGTATTATTCCGGTTGTGAGCATGAGTGCCTCCTACTTACCACGTATTTTCTTCTTGATAACTTGACCAATTATTGATAGTAAGGCTACGATACAGAATACGGTAAACCATATGCAAAGTAGATATATAATATTGTTTGCAATTTCTTGGTCCATAACTACCTCCTGGTAATATTAGTCATAGCCAAAAAAGAGAACCCCCGCCGGGTAGCAGGGATTCTCAGAGACAACAACAAGAAGACTTAACATTATAGGAGATGTTATGAATGCTGCAACAGCCGGCAGGATGCCCACCGACTGAGGGATACTCACTATAAACTATCGGGAGTCACTTTCCAGTAAAGGAGTATCTATGTTCACTGGGACTATTTCCAATAGTTCATATATAAGATAACAGGAAGTTACTTCTCAATCAAGTAATCCCGTGAACGAAATTCCTGGATGGTATGATGACTTTTATTATGTTTGACTGATGGTCCATATTGACAATTTTATTGATATTTTCGTAGTGAATACTTTTGAATTTGATATCAACTTTAATGAATTTGGGTATGGTGAAAGCACATGTTCGGTTAACTGGTTTGGTACCAAAGTTTATTATTATATGCGTCCACATAGAATTCTAAAAAGGCTCCACTTCAGGGTGGGAGCCGGACCCATAACCAAAAAAGAGAGGCTATAATACCCCTCTAAAATTCATATCCAATAGTAAATTGAGTATGGTTTGGTTCGGAATACAATGTATATAAATCTTTAAAATCTTGAGTTGTACTTGAGTAGCCGATAAGATCTCTCTGAGGTGTTATTACGTGATGTGAACAGGTATGTTCAACACGAAAGTATACGTGTTTAACTATTTTGAGTTCACCACCAATTGTATACTTATCTTGAAATGGTAATCCTGACACATTATCTGAATTTCCCATTTGAAACATGGTTTGCCATCCAGCATAAGGTCGAAGACTGATATAACTTTTGAACTTGAATAGGTAACCTACTTCTACATCAGTTTGATGATAGTCACCAACCTGGTCGTAAGTATATTCTAAATGTCCGGTAAGATTACCAGAAAACGCACCGAGTTTAAATTCGGCAAATGCTGGTATTGATACAGCAATAGACAGTAGTATTGTAAACATTAGTGTAATTTTGAATTTTCTCATAGTGCATCTCCTTTGATATTATTATACTTCATAACCAAAAAAGAGGACCCGGAGATCCTCAGTATATCTTTTATGAGTAGATAATCGATATTGCAACTTCTTCACCTTTTAACTTAGCAGCTTTGATCATTTGATACGCGGTTTGGAAGTTGAAACTCATGATTCTTCCTGGTAATGTTGTTGGAAGTAACAGATACGCTTGGCGCATGTGTATTAATTTGGCAGCTTCATAAATTGATAGATTATCAATATCTATTGGTTTTCCATCAACCGTGAGTTCTTTGATAGCTCCATCTCTTCTTTTTATAACTGGTAATTTCATGGAACACCTCCTAGTGTAATGTATATTCCATGACCCAAAAAGAGAGGCCGTTAGCGCACCTCTTTTACTATTTTCATCTTGAGATCAAAGAGCATTGATTTGCGTTCTTTGAGAGCTTTGACGATGTCCTTTTCCCAGGGTAGCTGTCGGAGATCTTCTATTTGACGGGTTACTTTACTGACTTCACACATGAGAAGATATTCAAGTGTGCTAGTTTCTTTACCAGATAGTTTCATGATATTCTCCATGTAGTATTCATAACTCAAAAAGAGAGCCCCGCAGGGCCCTAGAAAAAGTTGGGTACAATGTAATCTGTTGAATTATTCATTGTTTCGATAGAATGTTCTTTGAGTTGTTCAAGCAGTGTATCAATATCTTTGGCAACTTGGTATGGATGTAAATCTATTTTAGTAGATTCATCTTCTTTGTTTAACATGGTACATTCTATTGTAATAATAAGTTTTGATTCGTTCTTGAATTCGTAAGCTTTGAGTCCGAGAACTTTACACTCATGGTGTATTTTGTCGCCGAATATGCAGACAATACTATCTTCTGCAGTGAGCGGGTGCTGGATGTATTTATTACTCATGAGATCTTCCTTGTAGATATTGATTAGGAACTGGGACATTGTATCGGTGTGCCAGTTTTCTGAGATCTTCCGTCCCGTAGGGAAGGTTTTCTTTATCCCAGGTTTGAATATGACAGACAAAGCCTTCATAATCTTGTTTCTCATCTGGATTAAAGTTCATTGGGGCTCCTTTGTCCGCTATTTTGCTGCCGATAATCATTCCTATAATACAGAGGGAACCGGCGAAAGCAGATATTAATATTTCCATATAAATCTCCTTCAGGGTATACCCTTAAATAATTTGATATTTTTCAGGTCATAACCTTAAAAGAGAGCCCTTAGACTCTCTCTTCAGGGTGTTTGATGTTCCAGAATATTATAATACTCCGGAGTGTTTTCTTATAACGTATGACATTTATCATGCGTTTATTTTGTTGTACTGCTTCTTTATTGTTGGCTATTAGCCACGCTCCTTTTATTAGATCAGGATGCTGACTGTTAATAACTTTTAGAGCTTCTTGACGGAGTCCCTTCAGGCTTGTAGCTTTGGGCCAGTCTTTAGGGTCTACGAGAGTTTTGTGTTGCAGATCGCCAATGATCATAATATACCTCCGTGAGAGTATTATCATAACTTTAAAAGAGAAGACCCCGAAGGGCCTTTCTTTAGTGAATACTTTCTTTTATTTGGATAATCAGGGTCTGCATGGTACTTGCTATATTGCTAAGGGCAGATCCTTGTATTATTAAGGCAGCAGCAACAGTGGCAACGGTTGGGTCATTTGATTCCATAGATTCTGTTAATACTTCAATAGCTCTGTCAAGGTCCTGATTTGATATTTCAGCTATAGTTATACACTCCTGTAATATGTATTCATTTCCAGAAAAGAGAAGAACTTCTGGGATCTTTCATTTTAATAATATCAGGGAACTCATTTCTATTTGCTTAATACTCACGATAGGAATAGTTCTTAAATCATGATACTGAGTAACTCCATCTATCCCCGTAAATGAGCGGGTAATGGTATGTATTTCGGGATCTATTATTTCTTCCTTTAATAGAACTTTAATAGTAGATTCACTTAATAGCATAGAATACCTCCAAACTTGTTTAATATATTCATAACCCATAAAGAGGGAACACTCACGAATCATTTTATACTCTATTGCATAGGGGCTAGTAAGCAATACATTTATTAAGCTTCAAACAGGATACAGTAGAGGGCCAGTAATCGCGACATAGGATATATTTAGATTTATCAGCTCGTACCTTTAGATTCATCAATCTGCAATAGATTTATCAACTCGTATCCCCATAGATTTATCAACTCGTACCCGGTTCGTACCACAACTTCGTGTAAACTTCTAAATGTTATGACACCGTTCTGGGTATTTATTGATCTTTTTGGTCTTCCTTGGTGTTTATTGGGTCTTCAGAGGTCTTATGTCGGGCTTCTGCCGTAGGCGTGCAGGAATGAGGGGGAAGGGCTATGTGAAGTTTGTGGTAGATGTATCGGGTATATGTAGGCTTTAAGTAGGATAGGTGTCGGGTATATGGAGAGTTTTATCCAGTGGGTGATAGAAGTAGACTTATTTCTTAAAAGTGAGAGCCCGAAGACTTTCACTTTTGGTACCTGGGACTACTTGCCGAATCTGGATTTTGAGAACATTACTTCGCCACGCTTGTTTACACGGTAGTATTTTGTTGATTTGTTCATGGTTGGCTCCCAGCCATCATCCGTGAATAGTATATTTGGGATTCCGTTCCCATGGCCAGGAAAGAGAAAGCCCCCGGCAGGGGACTTATGTTAGTGCAGATGGGAGCCATCATCTGGAGTATCCGGTTTATTCGGTTTATCTGAAGAATTAAGAATATCTTTTAGGGTTTCTTCTGCTTCGGCATCTTCCAGCTTTGCTGCCAGTTCTTCCGGTGTTATCTTGGATACCGTGGCACCTAGTAGTTTAGCCATTACTTTCAGCAACGGGGATGTATCGGTATCAAGACCCGCGATGCCTGCAGCGTGTTGGGCTTGATGAGTTTCAGTCATGAGAGCGCCCGTGAAGAGCCTCTGAATGATCGGGGATTCTTTACTGATATGTTCTACTATTTCAGCTAATTCCCATATTTCATCAGGTCCACTAATTACGTTAATGGAAATATATTTCATCATTTCTTCGAATTCCACTTGAATCGGGAAACTGAGTATATGGTCTTCAGAGAGTCCAATACATCCATGATTAGTTTTGGTATCATGGTTCCATTTTCCAGTACATCCGGCGTTGTCCATCATCTGTTTGATATTTGCGATATGCTTCTTTATTGTTTCATCTATAATAAACATAAGTATTCTCCATAAAAATAGAATTATAAGAGCATGGGGGTTTAGGTCGTACCCCCGAACCAATTATTCCCGTCTGTTCCACCGGGGACTAGAAAGCCACCACTCACCATGAGTAGAGGTCATAGCCAAAAAAGAGAGGCCGGGTATCATCACATAGTTGGGTCTAGAGCCCTGCATGTATGATACATCTCTTTGGCCTTTTTCTCTTTACTACACCGGTTTCCTAGATCCTGTAGATTTAACTGGATCCAGTAAGCTGTTTTTCGTGGTACAGCTAACCATAAGTCATCATACTTCTTATACGCCAGTGATCCCAACCGCTGGTAAACCATTGAGAGGGATGCTTCCCACACCTGGGGAACGCACGTATTGAACCGAAGTTCGTATGGAGCTTGTATGATGCTTGATTATTTCCTGGAGACGAGCCTTGAATCTGGCGATCATATCTCCGGAGCTTCCATGTTTTAATCACTGTTCTGAGAACGATGTAAGTAAGAGAACTGTGGTCGTAACCACCCATGCGAAACCGAAGTTATCACATCAGAGCAAAGTACACTCTTTCTCCACTGCCTGAAAAGAGAAGGGAGAGGACACAATAAACAATACCCAATAAAGAATCAATAAGAAAGCAGGATAGAGGGGAAGGGCTTTGGTCTTTGCCTTTGCCTTTGCTTTGGTCTTTTCTTAGCCTTTGAGCCTACAGGCTCCCAAAAATACCCCGATGAATCGGGCTGGCAGAGGACTTAGCCGCACATGCAAGACCCCCGAAAGGGTCAAGCACCTATGGCGAAGGGGAAACTATCAACTACTCTTCAAGTGAAGGGCAGAAGATAGAAAGGTAGTACTTAGCTTCCCAAGAACCATTCTTATCTTTCTGGTAACGCTTTCCAGCATTCTTGTGAAACCCAGCAAGAAAGTCGTTCAGGTCATAGTCACCCAATATTTGCGGCAACTGAACCAGAAACTTTGTGGACCCGATAAGCTTCTTCGGGTTGGCACAGAGAATGTTAGTAGCTAAATACTTCAAGGCACCAGCTGCAACATCAACGTCTTTCATCTCTGTAAGCTTAAGGAACAAATCCTTTTGCTCATCAAAGATGGCATCACGCTCATCATTATCAGTAGCTTTACTAAGCTTACTGGTAATTTCTTTGTATGCTTTAACCAGACGTTTAGCCAAAAGAACAGCAGCCGGACGTCGGAGTTCCATACTTTCGAGCTGGGTACCCCATGTTGAAAGGATATAATTCCCAACAACATGTTTGGACAGATACTCGGGAGCAAGAACATCCTGAATTTCTGATACGCGCATGAAGCCACCACGATTAAGACCATGTTCTTTTAACCAGCCCTGCTCATGGGGAGCAAGAACTGAGAATACGTTCTTTAACCGCTGAACTCTTACGAATTCGGCAACTTCTCTCTCCTCATCTGTCAGTGGTCCCTTTGTTTCTCTGTAGTCCAGAGGATCTTCCACACGCTCATAACTGGTAACAGCTATGTTGGGAAGAATGACATAAGGAATCACAGCAAGGAGAGCAAGACACAGTTTACCAAGACGACCGGTATACTCAGCACATTTAATCCGCGCTTCATCAACCAGTTCGTGGTAACTGTCAAGATCCTCAAACTTACCACCAAGAAGGCGATAAATAGAAGGAGACTTCTCACCTGAGGGTTCAGGGAGAATAGTAGACTTCTTCGCATGATCAACTGCTGCCTGTACCTTAGAGATACAGTCAATGGTATCGGTGCTAAGAAGTGGAGTGCCTGTATTGGACATGATGTACGAAATACTTACATCGTTGTCACAGAACGCAACCATAGTCTTACTGGCTACCTGCTTAATACAAGCGTCAAGGACAGAGAAGTCCCGGGTTTCTCCAATGATGGCATCTTCAACAGATCCACCAAAGGCCTTGTTCAGCTGGCTAACCCGCTTTTGATAGTGAGTCTTGCTGATAAATGGAAACTCTACCACTGTGATAGAATCTCCATCAGTGTCACCAACCAATAGATCCATGATCTCCTGGCTGACACGAAGTTCCCCATGCTGCACATATCCGACGACCTCACAAGGAGGGACGAATTCAGTGGCGATGGTAGGTGAACGGAACATACCTGGTATAAAAGAACCAACCGGGTATTTCTTTCTGTACTTAGAATTGACCATAACTTTCATTCCTTTAAGCTTACTGTCAGTGACAGCATAGACTTTACGGGAAAGAGTCGTTACTTTCAGATTGTTCTTAAGATACAGAACAGTCATTTTGGCCATATCTTGCGGGGTAATAGGAAGCCCTGCACGGTACAGACGCTCAACAGTGCTGGCAAATTCGTTGTTCTCCAGCCCATCGATTCCATCGCGGATATTAAAGATCCGGTCAAGAAGAGCATGTCCAGATGAGAGATCACCAGCAAGATTCATACCCATAGTTCGGATCATGCTAAGAAGTTCATTAAAACCCTTCTCAGTCATAACTTCTATCATACGGAATACTGCTTGCCATGGAACTTTCATCTGTTTAGATCTTCCCTTAGTTTCAAGAGAGGATCCTTGCTGATAGAGTGCTACCTGGACAATAGAGCCCACGGTAATACCCTTCAGTTTAAAGCCATTGGAGTTAATGTAAAAATCTACATTAGCTTCTCTGACTTTCGCGGGAACATCCCACTTCTCAGCAGGTATGGCCATTCCCTTGAATATAGCAGCGGCATGAGACATTTGGCCTTTGCCATCAAGTTCATAACCAGTCATCTGGAATGGAGAGAACCGCTCCAGGTGCTGAGCAAGGAGGCTTCCAGCTACATAGTAGCCATGGCCATCCTCAGGACCATCAATGATCTTGACAGTCACAATGCTTAGAAATTGGCTCGTTTCTTGCAGCCTAAATCCAAGCTTAGCTCTACGGCAAGGATCGCCATAGGTGGAGTCCATACCCTGACCGTTGTCAGCAAATATGAGTTCCAAGTCCAGATAGTTACCGTATCTGGTCCTGCGAAGCTCAGAAGAATTCCGTACACAAGGTACAAGTTTCTTATTAAGCTTCTGCTCCATAGCACGGACAGTATGGGTAAGTTCTGAAACCTTAACCATACCAGTGCTAGCTACGACAAGTCCTCTATACATGGACCCTAACCCACGTAGAGGCTTATCAGTATCCTCAACTGTATCACCAGTAAGGAAATCAACTACCGGTACTGTGGTACCAGTAATAAGACGGGTAAAACGTTTAGTGTTCTCTTTCATGAGAGCACCTCCTATTAATGTTGTATGCGAAGTACGCATATAGAGAGGCCCTATATAGAGGGTATCCATATAAGGCCTTACTATCTGAGCACTGCTATGTTGAGCTATTACTACCTATAGAGAAGGCCCCTATAGAAGGGGGTCTATATGGACCTCTTCTCTATGTACTACATGGCACACTTCTTTAGGGCTGTATATGTTACGCCTATTAGCCTCTGCCTGTGCCTCTTCCCTGGTGGGTATGCCATGGTCTACGCATGTACCTTCACTGTCACCACCTGGTATGTCATAGAACTGTATGATCTTGTATGTCTGGGCATCTAGTTCTTGCCTATAGCATGAGCCATCACCCTTTTTACATGTATCATGGTATTCACAGTTCTTCTTACTACATGGATGACCATATACTTTAGACCATATAGCCACGCCACATGTGTTCCATACTACCTGCTTAATACGTTCTGTCATTGATGTAGTCATACTACACCTCCTATTAATGCTATTACTGTGTGGTTTCCCATCATCAGGCCATAAGTAACCAACTTATGACGATACCCATGCTATGATACACATGGGTATTTCGGGACTACATGCTCAGGTCTACATCATCAAGTGATACATCTATCATCTCTATGGATGAAGGAGAAGCCCATCCCATGATAGATTTAACCATGTGTACCTGATCTGTAGTAGATATGTTTTCCTTAGTAAGGTACGCATACAGTAGATCAGCATAGTTCATATCAATAGCATCAAGAGCTATTCTGATACATGCAGCAAGAGTAAGACCTTCGAAACCAGTAATGTTAGAGATTTGAATCTTAAATTTTAATTGTGATGTCATCATGTGACACCTCCTAATAATGTTATTTTTTAGAGGGGTGGGGGCTCGAAACAGCTCCACGTTTTTCTTCCCTCTATACCCGGTTCGGGCTTCATCCGAATTTTTGATATTCCATTCTATATAGGTATTTTAGGAGATGCTTAAATAGATCGCGGTGTTCTTATATAGCTGAAGGACTATGGTATCTAACGACAGATATTCGTTATTTTATTGGGGGTTCATTGGTGATCATTGTGTGAGGAATGCTCGGTACGCCTTCATAGGCGGACCTTACTGGTGTCTAATTAATCATTTAGGGCACTTGGGTGCTTATTGTTTCTGGGCTCTTTCCATTGCATTTCTTTAATCTTATTGATGATATTAGTGTTGACTGATAAAGCGTCTATCAAGACTGTGGGTAAAGAATACGATGGAAGAAGGAAGGGGAATAAAGCATGAGTATCTGTGAAGAGTGTAGAAAAAGAGCCGCGAATAATATTTGTATAGAATGTGAAGCAGCATATTGTGATGAATGTACCGAGTATATGGATTCAAGATGTAAATGCCAGGGACCTACCATATACCCAACCAAAGAGGCTAAGGCAATTATAGAACGTCGGTTGGTCATGCGCAAGGAGAGAATGTAATGGATATTCTATTATTTATAAAGTTCATAATCGGTATTGTTATTTTTATTTGTGTGTGTTTACCTTTTACTAATAAATTATATAATCAAAAAAAGAATATAACCCCACTACAGAATACAGTAATTAATGATAATATAAGGAAACCGGATATTAGTTTCTATCACCCGGGGGCTATGGAATATACTCTTCTTTATATTGAAAATAAGATTTCTTTGGAACAACGATTACTTCTAGAACTGTTACTTTCATATCCTAAATCTAATATTGATATTAAAGATAAAAATAGTATACCTTCTACTCGACCTGTTACTGATTCATATAATCAGACTTATTCTGTACTTGTTAATAATCATCCAAGTTTAGATAACCGAGTATATTATCAACATTACTTCTATTCTCATTCTGGGTTCGTATTAAATCTTAAGGATCATTTTTGTGATCAGTTAATGAAATCTAAAATGAAGGTACCTGATAATATTGATATTAATGGCCCGTTACATATATCAAATTTAATAATTATTAAACCTATATTAAATGCTCTTAATACTCTTTTAGATATAATCATTGAAGAAGACCTATCTGAAATACGGTCTATATTCTTAACTAACCTGGATGTTGAGATGCGTATTTTATTTAATGAAATCAACAAAGACATAGAGGATCTTGAGTCTACAGCCCGGTCTGGTTATAAAATATCTTCCGGATTAAATTCTAGTATATCAGTAATAAATCTGGATAAGTTTATCACCACCAATTTGCTTTTTCAGGTTTTACCATTTGGTGAAGTCCCCATCCTTGATATGTTAAGAGGTCACCCGAGCGCCTATGAAGATATGCCGTTTTCTATTAAGATGGAAATACCCATGGTGTTTAAGCATTTGGAATATGTAAAAAAACTTGTGGGTAATGGTCTTGAATATAGAATAGCCGAGAAGGATAAGATGATGAGCCAATATATCAAAGAGGTCACCGACTATAATTCTAAGGATAACTGGTATTTTATATCGTCCCTTAGTGGACTTAATATAAATCTTTTTAATAGTCTAAAAGACGATATTCAATCATGAATGATATTTTATATATAATTATAGGTATGGCGGGATTAGGTATTCTATACTTGATAGGGTACGTTATCCATATTGTAAGATCATCAACCAAGGAAACATATAAAGATTTCAATGGGTGCAAAACTACGCGAACCCCCGGCGTTTTGGTCAGTGTTGATTATAACAGTATAGGTAATAGTTATGTGACGACACTACCTCAACCAATATACGTGGAGACTGATACATCAGGAAATTACTGGTCTACTATCATAGAGAAAGCGAGGACTGGATTAGTAAATATAAATCTTAGGGATATAGATAGATCTCGTGTAGCTGTTCTCAAACAGATGATGATGAAATATAATAATGACCCCGGGCCTTGTGAAATATATGATGGTCCGTTTTAAAAACGTGGAATGGGGAAAATTCTGTTTTGGTAAAAAACGAAAAAGGGAAAAAGAATTATCACGAAAAGAGAGAAATATGGCCATATGAAACTAACGGGTTTATTCCGGCAGAAGGGACAAGACTTATCCCGTACCTAAGTGAAGAAGTCGGGTTTTACCTGGAGCAGCGCGTTATTAATTCGGTCATTGATGCTGCAGCAGAACGTACCGCGATTACTATAATAAAAAACAATATTAAAATATCTGAACAATTATGTAAAAATATGGTTGAAGCGTCTATGAACCAGCACATGATGAATGGGTTTAATTCAATACTCGAAAGCATGATAAAGGATAACGTAGTACATGATATTACTTCAGATGCCAGTGAATACGCAGCCGGTGCTCAATTAATATATCTTATTATGAATGATAACCGGTCTTTATATAATCTTATTCCCGTTGGACAAATACCAATTATGGACATTATTTTCCGGAAGAGTACATACCCATTCTCCGTTAAAATGGAATCACCAACTCTATTCAAAATAATACAAAATACTGAAAGTATTATACTTAATTATGAAAAACGGAATCAAGAAATTGAAAATATACTATATCCAACATATCTACGTGCTAATTTCTTGAAGCATGCAAAAATTACAAATCAGGTATTATAACCGGAGAAACAAATGACAAAAAGACGAACTAATAGGAGATCTAGGAATGTAAAAAATTATACAAAATTACAGACCTATCGATATTTTGAATCTTCAAGTAATACCACATTACAAAGGTATCTTAATTATTCTACTAATTATAGTTATGATATATATACAGAAGAATGGCAGACTTTATATCTACAGGATATTTATACTAATATACCATTGATTACTTCATATAATAAAAAGCACCGGCTCCTTGTATCTGATGGATATGATTACTTTATTTACACTAAACCACTTGATCCATTAAGAAATAAGAAAAGATCTATACATAAGGTAAGCGGATATGTTATAGCTTCTATGATAAGAAATACAAATGCTGCTATAAAAAACACATCAGATAAAGCAAAGAATATTCAAGAACTGCAGAAGATTATTGCTACAACCTGGAGTAATTTTGCAAATAAAGCATATGCTACATATCTGAAAGAAGTAAAAGAAGTCACTACTGAGAAAAAGACATATAAAACATGGCTCGATAGAAAGAACAGGAAAACAAGATTCCCGACAAATACCTCATTAAATTCAATAATGAGTGAAGAATCAGAACTGGCTAATCTTGAAAAATCCGTAGGTTATCAAAGTGAATTCTCTGATGCGCTAAAGACGGTTCGATATATTATTAATATTCACCCATTTGATCTTCTTGGTATAGGGTACTGGCCACTTATCGATAGTGCATTCTTTGATACTTTACCTTTCAACTTAAAATTAAGCCACGCTAATATATGTGATAAACTGTTATTACAGAAATATATTGAAATAAAAAGGAGTGCAGCATAATGGCGCGAAAGGGAACTAAACAAACATCATCAAACAAAGCTCAATCTCGTAATGTAAATATAAATAAGATTGCTATACAGCTAATGAATATAAACGAACCATATCCCTGTGCCAAGGATGCTAAAGTTTACAATATTTCAGATAAATGGAAACCATTTACTGATTATAATGATAAAGTTGGTAGAATCGTTAGAATTAATAGAGACAAGACTATTACTGATTACACCAATCCTTCTATCAAAATAAATAAAGAACGGATAGAAGCCCTCTGTTGTTCTGTTACCCGTGATCTTGTTAAAAATGCACCATTTGGTACAATTAGCGGGCTACGGGAATATATGATATATACATGGAATGAAAGTATTAATGAGGCACATGATCGAATAAAATGTACGGTAAACCATATTAGGGATACCATACCTAATTATGCATCAAATCCAGAATACGCTCATGCTTCTGAGCAACATGCAATGCTTTGGTTATTAACCCGAGAATCCTTGGATAAAATATTTCCCATTGGATATTGGCATCTTCATGATATTATCTTTTCTGAAAGAATACCTTTTTCATTACGGTTAAAACAACCAAAACTATTTCAAATAAAAGATTTAAAACCCTTAGTTACCGACTTATGCGTTTGACTTTGATTCTATTATATGGTATACTTTGAGTATGAATAATCAAAAATATGAATTAGGTCAATACTCATCACTTGAGGGTTTTGATCTAACTGCCTTATTTTCGGTTGATCAATGGCCCGAACTTTATAAAGACCGTTTGGAAAAAGTATCTTTCCAGGATAGATTAAAATACGCAGACCGCCTTAAGAAGTAAAACTCTATACATATGTATACATATTATTCCTCTTATTTATGTTATATCTTTTAAAATGACAACATTTTTGTAATACCGTCAGAAATATCTTGATTTATTATTGCATTTATCAAATAGGTACTATACCTTTTAACTAACAGGTGTTATAAATATAATACACCAGAAGAGAGGAATAGATGAAACACACAGATGCTAAATTTATACTGAGAGATCTCAATGAAATGCTTAATAATGTTAAAGGAAGTCGTATTCTTTTTAACTATTATATCAATTCACATTCAAGAGAAACTGCTATCATGGAACTTTGTATGCTATGTGGTACTTTTTATGACCTGTTCCAGGTATTCATGGATGATCTCGCCTATCCCCTTGATGTAGTGAGACAGACTGGAAATAAAGCGTATGAAAAGCTTATTGATAAACTTGAAGATGATATTAAGAAATTAGAACCACCACATAATGATAGGGATCAAGAAACACCCATGAAAAACACAGCTACTCCAGTATCATGTTAACTGTCTTTTAGTAGATACATCTCTTTCTTCATGATTTATAATGTACCCCCGGACATAACCCCCCGGGGGTTTCTTTTATATATTTGGTATAATTTCTTGACAGGATATACCAGTTATTAAGGATTATCTATATGAATACTATTATTCCTGATTATACACACCAGTTAGCTAGTTGTTTTCTTTATAATAAAGAGGATATTGTTTACTATATGCGTAATAATATTGAACACCCTCATAGTAAATTTGGAGTAATAAAAATAACAAAAACCGAGGCTGAGTTTCTTAATACTCTATGGGAAAAACTTTCCATGCCAGCAAAGTTACAAAATATAAGGGTTATAAAATGGCACCCGGGATATCAAGAGTATTATTATAAAAATAGACAACAGAGAAAGGAAATACAGATAGATTTCTTGGCAGCAAGAACTTAGGGTATCATATCTTTAATAAGAGTGGTAAGATCTTTTATATTAAATATATTTTCATGAATACCTATTGATCCATCTGCTTGGGCTCGACACGGGCTGGTAACTTCAAAAACATTACCACCATTAATAAAAACAAGTTTTCCTGGTTCGTTATTAACCCATTCTACAACATAAAACCGGTCACCCCGTTCAAGAGATTCCAGGGTAACCGGTTTGTCATTGTGATAAATAAAGGGCACTATTTTGCGACTTATGTCACCATTTGTCATTTTGAATAGATCTTTCCATTTAGCATCGATCGATCGCTGTCCATTATTACTACTGGACTATAATGAAATTCATTTGTTTCTTTATGTAAATAGAAAAGACCCATTGATTGAGAACCATTAAATAGCTCAGGATGTTTGGAATATGATACTTTGTCCAAGGCCATAATAGTTCCTATTTGAACAGCCAGGCGGGTTTTCCCTGATTGTCTAATAACCTCAAAACCGGTTGAATGGGAATGAAACTTAACAATGGATACGGCCGCGTCTTTTACCAAAGCTCTGGATTTGTTTACCGGGCAGCGGGCACTTCCTCCCATTCCTGGTCCGTCTCCATGAAGAAATAGAATTTCTTCTTTCCAATTATAGGAATCTACCAGTTTCCAATCAACATCATCAAGTTTTAAGAGTGATTTAGGTGAGAGTTCCTGAAGCTCGGCTAGCCAGTAATTCTCAGTTTTTTGTATAAAGTCATCAAGGCGCCGAATGAAGTGATTGTCTTTTAATATATATTTGCGAGAGTTAGGAGAAACTTGTTGAATCTGTTGTCTCCAGATATAATCAATCTGGAATTCAAAAGCAGCTCCTAACATCTGTGCATGTGTTTTTTTGAATTTTGAAAGACAGTCGGTACTGATCATATCACCACCATCAATGATAATGTCAGGGTCAACATCTTCAAGCATTTCAAGAATCATCTTATCTGTTTTTTCACAATGATATGGTACATGCCGATCACCAAAAGTAAATAAAATATCAAACTCATCTCGCGTTCCTTTATCAATCATCTATTACCCCTTTATATTTGGTCGGGTGATCAGCAACCCATATAATAGAGCATGCCGGTATCTGCCCGATATGTGTCAAGTAAATTGTTAAATTAACATGACAATATAATATAATTATATACTAAATAATACATATATACATATTTAGAGATGAGGGATGTGATCTTGAAAAGGAAGAAGGGTAGTATACCGGTTCTTTGTATTTCCTACCCCTTTTGTACCATTTACTAAAATAGGATGTGCTCGTTTATACTGGGGAAGTTGGCCGGCGGGGAGCTGAATCGTCTTTGGAGCCATACGAAACTCAGGCACATCAATACTTGCAGTTGGTGTTGGTTTTGAAACTGATATAGGAAGTGGAGCAGCCAGAGCTGGGCGACTATGAGATAACGCAGGAGTTACTGGCATTGGTATTCTTCTGGTGTTATATTGTACATCATCAAGTCTGACTTTTCCAATACTGTCGAACTGAGTAGTTGTTTCTGGTATAACTGATCGAGTTTTCCCCCGGGAAACGATACCATCAAGAGCACGAGGGGTACGATGAGAACTGAGCTGGGTTCTGCTGTATTGCCGGCCATACCCCCGGACCGTACTTCTTTTTACTGTAGCCCGGGCCTGTTGCGCCGCAATCGATTGTTCTACCTGGTAATGTGCAGTTGTAAACTTTGATCGAAGCTTGTTATTTGTACCATAATGCATCTTACCAATGCTACGACCGATTGCCCGCTTTACAATATCGCTATCGGAAGCTGATGCCGATTTAATTGATGTTAGCTTGGCAATAGTTTTTTGAGTTCCGGACCCGGTAAGGCGTCTGGTAAAATTACCCGATGTCTGGTTTCTAATATAGGCATGTTCAGTTCCGGATGCCAGGTCTTTTACATATTTGGCAACATCTCCTATTTGTCTGAGGCCTCGGCGAAATAAACTACTAAAAACCCGGGATCCGAAGGGAGTATGAATCTTAGAGAACTTTCGTAGCTCTGATTCTTGCCCAACCATATGGGTTCCTTCGGTACTTTGTTGGGCAAACCGTCTATTCCTGGCGTCTTCCAGGAGTTCCCGGCGGCGCTTAATTTCAGGGGTTATTTCACCATCGGTACCGACATTACTCATAATAATTGTACCCATTGCCCCCATACCTGCGGCTTTCACCATGATCTTTTCAATATCCTGGGTCTTACTATTTATTAAGAACGGAGAAGTGCTTCCTTCAGCTACTCCTGTTCGTACAACATCCCTGGCAGTTCCAAGGAGTTTGCTACCGTTTGATACGATCCAATCACCAATCTTTTCAGATACCATGGCAAATTTACGAGTCTTTGATCCAAAGTCAGAGGAGAGCAGACGTTGCGCCATACCAAAAGAACTATAGTGAGTACCATCATCTACTTCCCGGGGGCGGCTGGCATGTTCTGTTGCTTTTTTAAACTTGTTTTCCATCTGAGCTTGTGAGTTAAGAGTAGCGGTCATATATGCTAAAACATAGGTTGCTGCCATGGCTCCAAGTGGAAACTTCTTTGAACGAGAAAGACTAAATCTCTCAAGAAGGCCCTTGGTCGAGGACCCTGCAGAAAGTTCGCGAACCCATGCTTTGTTATCTTTTGGATAATCTCGGGCTGCTCGATCAAGTCCCTGTTTAACATTACCTCGAAGTTCTTCTATATTACGTGTATTTTTCCATGTTGATACTTGATCAGGAGTTAAGTATTTCTGTAGCGCTTCAGGTTCAACCCTACGCCCAAAGGCAAGAACATTGTGTTCAATATGTTTCTTTATTGTACCAATAACTTTATCTGAGGTTACGACACTTTGATGGCGTTCGGCCCGCTGAAAATACTTCTGTATAAGATCATCATTAATATTTTCAGGAGTTACTTTTATTCCTTCTTCTTTCATTAATCGGATAGCTTCAGATTTAACATCTTGGTATACTTCGGCCTGAAGCGTTTGAGAATGAGCAATTGAATCAATTACCTGGTTATGTACCACTTCTGGTTTCTGAAGACCAAGGGCTTTGGAGAATTCTTCGATATGTTCTTGTGTCATTCCTTTAAGAACATTTTGATAATTCCCAGGCATCCACCCAGGTTTTAATTCTTTATCAAAGAAACCAAAAGGCATAGGTGCATTTTTGTAAGTCTGTTGAAACCGAAGGACTTTGGTCGGGTTTTTGGCCGAATCAACTCCCCATACAAATTCGCTACTCATCACGTGATTTGCCTGGATCTGCATATTAAATCCATAGCTTTCTTTCAGATTACGAAGAGCAGGGAAATCTTCCGGATTTTGTATTGCTTGTACCCTTTCCTGGACGGTGCCAGAATTACGGGCTTGTTGGAATGCTTTCTGATAGAGATCACCTCCCCTATCACCAATACCGGATGGAGCTTTAAACCTATCCTGTAGTTGATCATTCATTCCTTTGATAAGTATTTCTTTTGCTTTCTTATCTGATTTTCGACTTAGAGCAGTATAGTGTTTGAACTGATTTGTGTCGGCCTCGAGAGCACCAAGGACTGCATTCTCATGCATCTTACTTGTCGGGCATATATATCGGGCAGGACATGTCCGGCAGCTTGCTATTGACATCTGGCAGCGGCCTTCTTTAATGAGGGTATTCATATATTTACGAATGGCATTTGGATCTTTAGAGCTGGCAATATCTTCTACTTTATTAGTTAGAGATTCAATGCCCTGTATTTCGCCTTTTAATTTTGATCGTCGGCGTTCGATATCTTCGGAACTTACAGTGATGGCAATTTTACCAATATTTTTATCAATTCCAATAGAAACAGAAGGGTCATCTTTATAAATAGCTTGGGCTTCATATGCCAGTTTTTCCTTGACATGATAGATAACTTCAACGTTCTTTTTTGATGATTCATCAAGTTTGAAAAGGTGCTGCTGACTATCACTGGCGGTTACACTATAAACATCGGTCTGGGGTGAGTTCTTGAAATCCATCATTGTTCCCTGGGTTTTCCAGTCATGAACCCGGGTTATGCCGGCGTCTTTATCATGATAAATCATATCGGCGCGTCCGCCTATTGTACGATCATCTATAACTCCGGTAGTCTTAATTGTCTTCTCGGTATAGAAACTGTCACCATTGGCTGACATGTATTTCTTTCCAATGGATCCAACTATTTTAGCTACATAGTCAAAGTTATCAATCTTTCCCATAAACTGCAGTTTTTGCTTAGCAACACCAAGAGCTCTGGAAAGCGCCATTTTCTGCTCGGCTGCATTTATGATAGGCCCTCCGCCAAGACCCTCACGAAATACGCGAATGCTCTCCATAGCTGCTTCGATCGCATCATGTGTACGATTTCCAAGAAGTTGTCGTTCATTAACAGGAATATCCACACTGGATCCCTGGCTAAGATATTTGTTAACCAGGGCACCAAGTGGATTATCACGCCATTTGGTAAGTTGATTTGGGGTGTAGTTCTTACTTTCTGGCTTACGGGTAATACTGAATTTTGTATCTTGTTGTTTCATTACTGGATGATGCCTTTATTAGACATCTTCGTTTATACTAAAATCAACAGGGATGGCATCTTTCTTTTGTGGTACTATAGGTATTTTATCATTCTCAGATAGAGATAATTGTAGATGTTTTAGGGTTTCCTCAAATCCCGCTATAACATCAATAGTCTTAGTGTGAAGATCGATTGATTTCTTATTACCTCTAATCTTTTCCTGCATTTCTGGAGTAGCCAATAGCTGGCGGAAAAGTTTATCTCGACGATTATCATATCTGTCGATAATACGAATAAGCGGTGATTCTTCTGGTTTCTCGTATACTTCGCCATTTGATTCATTTATTGCTGTAACAACATCGATAATAATACCATCTTTTGCTAACATTGCCTGGGCCCTGTTTTTTACGACATCACACTCAACAATTCCCATAATAAGATTATACAGAATAGGAGAAGAATTTATATCATCTTCTTCAAGGTTGAGACGTCGAGAGAAATCAGCAAGATACCCCGTATACAGTTCCGCTGAAAATGTTATCTCCCGGGGACATCTTTCACCAAGAGGTATTTTACCAATGATATCATAAGGACATTCTTTTTTAAATGGACATTTTGATGAACAAATAAGAGCCAGGGTATTAGTCATATTTTCTCTGGGTTTCTTTAGAGCTCGATGAAGCCGTTTTAGTTGACCTCGGGACCACTTCTTTTCAAGAAAGAATTCTTCCCCATAATCAGTAACAATAGCTTTTTTGATATCTTTTGGTACTTCTTCATGCGGGATAATATCTTTAGCATTTGGCATAAAGGGTACAGGGCGGGTATCATGAATATCAAGAGTAATAGCTTCAGAAAGAATATCGGTATCCTGTATTTCTTTTACTCTGGATTCTTGAGGTCTTCCCTCAAGTGAAGATGCTTTTGCCATTGTTACCCTCGGGCTTTATTGATTTGAATTCGATCGCGATTGGCATCGAACCAGATAAGATGTTCTCCATGTTTTACTTCTTGAAGGACAACATTTCGAAGTTCTTGTTGGAATTTATGGGGATCACCATATTTATTGGTTTCCCAGGCACTTCCGCCTTTAAGAAGTTTATCAAAGGTTACTCGTTTAATCCAGAGTTTTCGGTAATCTCCCTCCGGTGCATAAAATGATATTCTGGCTTCTTCTTTAACTTGATCATAATCGACCATTGCAAGTGTAGTTAATTCTTTTTTCATCTATGGTACTCTCCTCTATAAGATAGATTTCTTCTATTATTATACCAGATATTATTATAATCTATGTAAATAATAAAGTCGGCCAACTAGCTTACTCTGGCGTGACAAGGTGGAAAGATGTAAGTTGTTTAACCGGAGGTAAAGCATCCATTGGATAGGAAGTACGAGAACTGTACTAATTAACATTAGCTCGGTATATGGCTCAGGTTATTCCCTGAGTCACATAAAACAAGTCTTTAATATAGAAGAAAGGTTAAGCTGCATGTAAGATATTGAACTTTGTAAAGCTTTATATTCTTAATTAGTGTATCTTAAATTGGTGTAAACACAGGTATCCATTAATTGGATAATATATCGTAGGCCAGGGTCGGGTGAGTAGCACCCTCTCCTTTACTGGGGTAAACATCAGGTCGGCAGTTACTCACATCATAAGAAGCATTATAAAGCTTATTGTCGCCTCCCTGGCTTACTATTAAGATAGGAGTAAATGATGTCAAGTACTTTTAAAAAAGTAAGAATAAAAGATAGAGAATGACTATTGTTTTTAACCCGTCTGGCCGGTAAATAATAGTTGACACAATAACGAGTTAAACGTTATGACTCTTAATATGGTATGTAAATATTTATATAATAATACTTTAGGAGAATACTAATATGGCCAGACATCACGAAGATACAATAGTATGGAAAATGAGTAAATTATTGGAACAAGCAGAACAAGTAAATAATCTCATGCGTGGTGGCTGGAAAGATAAAGCAATCGCCAATTACCTTGGAACTGACGCCTCAAGCGTAAGACGATTTAGAACTGAACATTATACAGAATATATTATTAACTGACCCGTCCTGCCTTCTTTAAACTCCTATTTATGCCCCTCCGTGAAATACCGGTGGGTTTCTTTTATCTAAAACTTGGGAATATTTTGTATCTTTTTGTATTCAAGAAGATATAATTTTCGGCATCTACAACAGCAAGCAATTGTTCTTTTTTCATTAATATGAAATATACCATTCCCACATGTACAGAGCATTACTTATAGTATTGGGCCTCGTTTCCCATAAGACCCCGGGCATTTATACCCGCACTTGATATTGCTTGCATTTGTTTTTGTCGTTCGGATGCAATACGAGAATTGTTCAGTGCTTCTCCACTGCCAAACTCTGTTTCAAACATGGAGTGAATAGTCTGGGTGGCCCGGCCAAGAAGCTCTGGGGCTTTAGTTGCCAGAGTAGTTACTGCCGGCATAACGAGAGATGCGAGTCCGCCGATCTTTGCTGCTCCTCGAAGCATGCTGAGACCAATACGTTTCCTGTTCATTGAGAGTGATAATCTTTGAATCTGTTGGGTCTGTTCTGCAGTTGTTGCTCCGTCAGATAATCCAAATTCAGTAAGTGTTTTCTTTATTGCTTGTACTTGTACATGATGGCGTTTCGCCATGGTTGCACTCTTTCCATGATATGCGGTTTTAAATACCCTCTCATCATCCATTGCACTTATTCCAAATAGTGATTTCATTGGAACTTGTCCTCCGAGAACTGAGGAGGTATGTGTTTGTTTTGCGGAAAGAAATGACATTTTTAAATCATTACGTGAAGCTTTATTGATCCAGTTATTATTAAAAAGATTAAATCGGCTGCGAAATCTGGTATCTTTTGTGCCACTTCTAATATTACCGGCCAATGCTTCCCCAAATTTCTTATTATTTCCAATGGTACCGAATGCCGATAATTTATCCTGGATACTCCCGGGACCAATTACCATACGTTCCATCATACCTATTTGGCTAATACCAAGATGTCCTACATGTTTTTCAACATTCATTCGGGTGATAGGTCCTCCTTTTGGGGAAGATCCGGTTAGGTAATTTTGCATTGATTTTGGTACTTGATCGACTCCGCGAAATATATTATTTCCCATTCGCGCAACTTCAGATACCGTGGTTCCTGCAAATCCACCAAGCCGAGCCGATTTATATCGACTCCATATACGGCGATTACTAAAAGGATCCCCAGCACTGAATGGCGTCATTCCAAGAGTACGGGCACCATAGTACATATTCATCCAGCCCTGTGCTTGCATGCTATAGCTGAATAGTTTTCCAGTAGTCATTGCTCCCGCTTCAATGAAGTTCTTATCGTTCATATCACGAAAACGATTGGCGATATCGGGGTTAAATGCGGGATAGACGGTTTGATCTCCACCTGCCGATCTCATTGCATAGCTGGCTTGAGCCATAGAATCGAGAAACATTAACGCCTCCGGAAGTTAAACTTCATTCCGCTTATTCCTGACGGTTGGGCATTAGTATTACGACCAATACGACCACGGCTTCCGACTCCGCTGCTTTGAGGGTAAAGATTCTTTATCATTGATGATTCTGCAGTGGTACGGGACATAGCTTTTCCAACCCTGGGACCTGCAAATACAGCAAGACCCGCAGCGATTCCACCACCGATAAGTTTCTTATTTATAGCCATTTGAGTACCTCATATACAATTCTGTTATAATATATCTATTATACCACAGGGAGTAGATGAAATATGGGTAGATTCTTTGAGCCAAAGCTCTTTGAAATAATGAAGGAACAGGTTATGAAAAACGCAGCTTCTAAGGAAGCTGGCGAAGAACAGATCCTTTTACTTCGAGAAAAAGATAACCCCGTTACTTGGAGTGAGAATCATTTTTTTGATCCTGATACTGGGGAGCATCCATTTGTCTGTAAAGATATGTTTAGACCGGTCATTGTTGATTCCCATAAAAACCGGGCGATCCGTGTTGGCCGGCAGGTAGGAAAATGCACTACCGGTAAAACTCATATACAACTCGCAGATGGATCCTGGCCTACTGCTAAAGAAATATATGATGAATTTGGGGAAGATGGTGTATTTGATATTATTACGACATGTCAGAATACATATAAACATGGAAAGTCGAAGGCCATTATTACTAATAATGGAATCAAACCAGTTGTAAGAATTAAAAGCGGCTCCCAGTTTGAGACCTCTAATACTGACAACCACCCATATCTTATATGGAAGAAAGGAGAAGAACGACCACAATGGGTAGATGGAAAGGATGTAACCCCGGGTGATAGGATTGCTATTACCAGAAACCTGGATACAATTAATATTGCTGAAGAAGAATCTGAGTTATCATTATTGGAAGCTGAGCTTCTTGGATATTTAATAGGTGACGGGGGAACAACCCAAAGAAATATACGATTTACAACTGCAGATAAAGAAATAGCGGACAGGATAAACACTATTCTTACTGTTTGTAATGTGGGTATGATTCTCAATAAATGGGAACAGAAATATGAATATGGATTTATTCATAACCAAGAATCGGAATATTATCGGGGATGGGGATCAATTTCATGGATCACTGAGTTTGTAATTAAACACAAGTTACAGGGAAAACGATCATTAGAAAAGTCAGTACCAGAATCAGTGTTTAAATCATCAAATTCAGTTATTGCTTCATTTATTGGTGCATACCTCAGTACTGATGGATGGGTATGTGATCTTAAAGATGGCAATAAGACCCAGATCGGATTTGGATCAGCAAGTGAAAATCTTATTGATGGAGTACGAACCCTTCTACTTCGTTTAGGAATCCAATCTAGAAAGTATTATAAACCGGTAAAATATAACAATGAGATAAGAGATTCGTGGCAACTACTGATAATGGATATACGATATATTAAGAAATTCTCAGCGGTAATTCCGGTATTTCATAATAATAAAGCAGATAATTTACATAACCATATTAGTAAAAAGAATAATAGTAATACTGATACTATTCCAGCTGGTGTTTGGAAATATGTTAATCGAGTTCTTGATGAACAAAATATGTCAAAACGAGAGCTCCTTGGCGGGGACCCTTATGATAATAACCGGTTAAGAACAAACTATTCTCCCAATCGTGAGAAGTTTGCTAATCAGGTTAAAAACCTTGATGATTCATATCTTGATGATATTGCTCAGTCTGACATATTCTGGGATACTGTAATTGAAGTAGAGGAATTACCACAGGAGCAGACTTATGCTATTGCAGTATTTGAAACCGAAACATTAGTTACTGATAATTTTATAACCCATAATACGGTCCATCTCTGTGTTGATATTCTTCATACTGCGTTCTTTACCAAGAATGCGGTCGTCCTGGTATTCGTTACTGAGAAGAAGCTGATGAATCGTATGGTTGAGATCATGGCTAATTTTTTACGTAGATCGGATCTAAAAACTGCTTTTAGAATGTCGGGGTCTGGTGGGAAAGGCCGGAAGAAAAACGACGATATTGAGGCCCAATACGATCATGAAATAACTGTAGGGGATGGGTTTGCAAAGATTCGTTTCTTCTTTATGAATATCAACCCGGATAAGGTCCGTGGCCAGAGGGCTACTCATATTTATATTGATGAGGCAGATTACTACCCTGATAAAGCATGGCCGGTAATTCTTGGTATTCTAAAAGGAAATCCAGCGATTAAAATAGCAACTACTTCAACTCCAAAAGGTATTACTAATACCTGGTTTTATAATTTCTGTATGCAATGTGCGGAACCTACTAATAAATCAGGAGTCGAATACCACTTAAGTCCCACGATGGACCCTAACTGGCCAGAGATTGAGAAGGAACTCAGGCAGCTTATATTTGATGAAGTAACCTGGGATCTTGAGGTCCTTGCTAACTTTACAGAAGCAAAAGGTTCAGTATATAAAAAGAACCTTATTGATGAAGCAGTCGAGCGATCTCGAGCTAATGAATCTGGATATATAACCAGCGAAATGATATACTCCATGCTTTCTTATACAACGGGAGCAAAGATTCTTGGTATTGACTGGAATGTCCCAGCTAATGGTGTCCGGTTGGTTGAAGTTACAGATATTGATGGTGTACCATGGGTTACCAGGAATGAAAAGATATCATATGAAGAATACACTCAGACTAGATCGGTATCTAGGATTCTTGAGTTATGGGATATCCATAAATATCTTAAAATAGCAGTAGATGCAGGATATGGTGAAGCTCAAATCGAAGGCCTTATGATAGGTCTATCGAAACGAGGAGTAGATGCCAAAGATATTGTACATATCGTAGATGCAAACAAGAAAGAAAAACATATTATTAAATATATAGATCCGACCTACCAATATGAAAAACGCCGCATTATTGAAATACCGGTAAAACAAAAAATAGTAGAACTGGTAAGTAAATACCTTGAAGCCGGAATTACATTCCTGAGAGAAGAAGATGAAGAGTCAACAGGACTCGTAAGGGAAGTCAGGGCATTCCAGCGTAAACCGGGAACCAAACACAATTACTTATATTCAGACAAATCACACTCCCTATCGGCATTGCAGATCGCTATGCATGCGTGGGATATCGCTCTTCTCAAAGATACAGACAGTGAAAACATAGGGTACATGATGACTTCTGAACTCAATAAAATGATAGATAGCCGTAAAAAAGTACAGGCGAGCTATACAATTGTTGGGACTGAACTCAATGGAAATCAGATGAGTGGAAAAAGGACAGGTGGCCTTAGTGGCAGAAAAAGAAGATCTACTATTTAATCCGGAGATATCAAGACCGGAGAGGACCCATGATACAGGCAGAGATGCTGCAGACGGCCGGGCCGCCTATGACAAAATAGTCGGCGACGAAATGCAAAGAATCCAGGAAATGGGAAGGGAACCGTATACCCCGGCGTTCTCCCCAAAGTATGAATATTATGCCGAGCGGTCGGCCAGGGCTCGGCGTCTTGCAGAAGTATTACGTAATGATGCAATCATGATAATAGATACGGCAGCGTCAACCCTGAGTACGTATCTTGGAAAAGCTCCACATCATATTCTTGATTGTTATAAACGCCTAACCGGTACCCATTTTACGGATCAACGCGGTGATAAACTTCCTACTTCTGATCCAATATACACCCCAGACCCCGAGACCGTGAAATGTATTTTTAGAGTAGCGGGAGTGTATGATCCTGATAGAGTACAAACAGATTTGGTATCTGCAGTAGAAGACTATAATGCTGAAGAATTTCAGGATAAAGTATCCTCTAAAGTAGAGAACTATTCTCTTGTCAGTATTGCAATATTTGGTATGAAGCTTCTATGGACTACCATTAAGATGGCATGGGTCGTAATAGTACACGCCACCGTTGGGTTTATTTGTGCATATTTTAAAGGAAAGATAAGAGTACTTGGTGTTAGTTTCGGAAGCCTTATATCTAAAAGTATATTTAAACCGGTAGAAAAGCTTCTCCTTAAAATTGTTGGATATAGCTGCAATGATGAAGGAGAACCAATGCCGGACTGTACTTCCCCAGATTGGGAGAATATAGATTTCAAAAAGATTACTTGTTGTACAAAAGCTCCTATTTTCTTTATAGAAAATTCAAATGGTACTGTTGATTATGCAATGGGTGAATGTTTTGAGAACTGGTATCAGCAGGAAATGGATCCAAACGGCCAAGGTGCTAGGATTATCTGTTCCCCGGGAAACCGAGACGACGAGTCAGTCGATCCTACTGAAATGGAAATAGCTATGGCTCAACAAGTAGTTGATTACTGGTTGAACTTGAATGATAACCTTCAAGGTACTATTGATCCATCGGATGTTCGCACAATGAGTAATGTTATCAGCAAAACAAATGGTGTCGATAACATGGCTAATAATGTAGATACATCTTTAAATACCGGGAAAAAGTATGTCTATACTGGAAAACGAACAGCCCCTTGGGATTGCTTCGGATACGAGATGCAAACTGATGAAGAAGCCGGACAAGAATCATCATATCAATCATCAAAGAAAATGTATACTGATGCTCCTACTCTTTTTGGTGGTTCGGATCTTCCTTTTGTTGAGAAGGGAATGTATCTATTTGAAGTGGTTGAGGCCATGGATAAAGCCATGGAGGAGATGCTTAAATTTGCGGATAAAGCAGTATCAAAAGCCGCAGCCCTTTCACTATGGGGATCCAGTAGAATGTTTTGTTGTTGGATATATCTTATTGTTATGATTGGAACTCTTTGGGAGTCATTGATTAAAAAGGGATCAATCTGCCCGAATATGGATGCGGCAGCAGCAATAAGAAATGAATTTATGTTTGCAGTTAGACTACAGAACTCAGGAGAAGTTAAAGCAATAGTAAAACTCCTTACTGTTCTAAAACAAATTATTGATATGTTTATTCGCCGGCAAAAACGTGCAGTATTTCTGGCAGGTTTAAAGCTTCCTTTACATGATGCGATGGAGCAGATAAAACTTATTGTAATGAATAACCTGTCACAGTTTCTAGATATCATCTTTGGTCCTCTCGATATGATACTTGGTGGTCTTCGAGGAGTACCCGAAGTTAATCACATGATTAAGAATGATTGTTTTGGATTTGGTGGGTTTCTAGATTTTCTGATGTGTATGCTTGGTAATATGAAAGCATCAATACTCCTTGAAGTCTATAAGATGATTGATATTACTTTAAATGATCTGGTCATCATTAATGACATATACCTCTCTCGCACAAGAATGAAATCATTAGAAGCTTTGAGTGCTTTGCTCGGTTCTGTTCTTAAACTAATAGCGGGTTTGAATGACTGTTATAAACCAGAAGATCTGGTAAATCAAATCATACAAAAGCAAATGGAAGACCAGTATTCTAAAACAGAAGACCTGGTTGCTGAAGTAGGCCCAACGGTAGCCAAAAAACTGGCAGCAGCTACTGTAAGAAAGGTTGATGTTGATGGTGTTATACCACCAACAAACTTTCAACCTGATGAAATAAAGGAAACAGATGATGAAGGAGAAGTAAGTAATACCTTCCTCGGTTTTGCTGATGATGAACTGCTTCAAATATTTAACATGGAAGCAGGGTATAATGTAGAAGTTGGAGCTGAGATCGTCAGTGAATTCATTAAAGATGATGGATCGCAGATGACCCTGGCTGAATTTGTGTCAAAGCTTGAATCTCTCTCCGGCATCACCCGTGACGAAGTTGTTGAAAGCATGGGTGTCAACGTGTTTGACATCCTTCGAGGAGAAGCAAATGAATCCAGTTAAGATAATAAGCCAACGGTTTCGGGCTTATAAGGAAACCAAAGTACAAAATGAGATGCAGAATCATGTACAACATTATATACAGAAAGAAGTAGAAACCAGACTCCGGGATCTGAATATAAATAAAGCAGCGTTTATAGAGGGAGGAGAGAAATCACGCAGTGAAATGATGACTGATATTCTTCGTAATATATTTGGTGGTAATCGAGATATAGATTATAAGCTATCTAATATACCCGATAGCCCTCTTAAACTAAGAGCGGATAAAAAGAAATATCGTGATGCTATAATAAATAGACTCAAAGAACCAAGAAAAGGCATACTACCAATTGCCGCTATTCCTACTGGTATTATTCATTCTATTGGAGCAGACGAGTCGGAAATTAAAGATGCAAATGGAAATCTCACCCCGGGATCAAGCGCAGCAACAAAGATGATACGCTCTCCCTATCAGTACGAAAGAATAGACGCATTCCGAAATAGGGAATCATATTTTGCCCGTTCTCTCCAGAGACAAACCGAAACAATTTTGAATAGCGGGTATACCTTTCTCAGTGAAGATAAAGATCTTCTTGCAAAGCTTAATAAAGAGTTAACAGAAATAACCATGCGGACTGGTATTGGTACTGATCAGTTCATTGCCCGATGTATTCGGAATATTAGCAGTTACGGACTTGTATTTGTACAAAAAGTCAGACGCGGGGTTCAGCGTGGATTCTTTAAAATGGAAGAATCTGATGCTTCTGATGATAAAAGAATTGTTAGGTTTCGATTTATGAAACCTGATAATATGACAGTATATATAGATGATTATGGTAATATTGCGTCGGTTTCTGAACAACCAGCCCAGAATACCCCACTTCATATTCTTAGGAAGAAGACTTCTGCAAAGAAAAAGATAAGTGGTACTCCATCTATTGACCTTGTAATGGGTACCATTATTCACCCTGGAGATAATGTATTTCCAGAACCACCCTGTTTTCAGATGCTTGATGATATTCTTTCTCTTCGATCCGTTGAAGAAACAATGGAAATATTAATATCACAATGTTCTTCTCCATTACTACATGCAAAAGTTGGATCGGATGATGCTCCTGCGGGACCATTACAGGTAGCAGATGTTCATCGTAACATTACGGCTATGGCTCCTAATGGATTTATTGTGACGCCTCATACTGTTGTTATTACTTCAATTAATCTCCAGGAAGCAATGGCTGATTTAATACCTATTATAGAACATTTTAAAAACCGAGTTCTTGTTGGATCGGGATCTTCACCAATATCAGTTGGAGAAGCTGGTAAAGCTAACAGAAGTAGCTCAGAATCTCTTGATTCTGCCTTGGCTGATCACTGTATGTATTTGGCAAAGATTATAGAAGATATGTTTAATTATAATCTTATTCCTGATATTCTCCGATCAATGGGTGTTAAAGATTCTGATCTCTTTGATGAAAAAACTGGTATGCCAACTATTATTATGGAATTTAATGAAATGCAGTTTGAAAGACAACTTGCACGTATTAACAACGCAGTTAACTTATGGAATTCAAATGGTATTACTCATGAAGAATTTAGAAAGGAAGTAAAACGACAACCGATAACTAAAGAACAGGAAAATGAATTAAGTAGTAATATGTTCCCTGAACTTTCTTCAGATGGAACACTAAAAGAAATAGCAAGCAAGAATCAGCCATCTAACCAACATGGTACAAAATCTTCCCCGGGAAGTAGGAAAAACTAATTCGTGGTATCTAATTTTTATACACGGTATAATAGTTATGGCAATGGGGCAGTAGTTCTATACCCCCAATACTATAATGGTATTTATCCAGGGAAAACTAAGGAAAAGTTATGGAACTTTCAATTATTAATTATGGCGTAAAAGTAACAGAAGACACACTTCCTGATGATGTGAAAGCAGAAGATGATGCAATCATCAAGAAAGCTCGAATTATCATTGACCGTCAGAATATGGGAAATGGTGCAATTATTGTATCTGAAGTTCTTCATACCGGAGTTCCCACAACAAATCACTGGCAGTATATGGAAAGAAATCTTGGTAAAGCCGTTCGCTCATTCTGGGAACCGGTAATGACTCCTTTCTTAATGCATCATAACGACGGTACTGCTGCTGAATTTGGTACTCCTCTGGGTGATAACAATATGGTATCAGTTGGGAGCAATGTGGTTGCTTCTTATATTAAAAATGAAAAAGAAACACCGCAAGGCAAAGTAACTGGATATATAAAGGTTGGTACTTTTATTCCAGAACATGTCCAGATTAATGGCGCTTCCGCGGTTGATACAATTCGTGCCCGACAGATAATGCACCTCTCCGCTGGGGCTCGTGCTTCGATAGAAAATCAAATATGCAGTATCTGCAAAACCCCTTATTTTGAAGATGAATGTAACCATCATCAAGGAAATGTATATGATGGTGAAACATGTATTCGACAAATATTTAATCCAACATTCCGTGAGTATAGCGGGGTATATTCGCCAGCTGATATCAATGCCTTAATAAGGCGTATGGATATCATGGACTCTGCTGGTGCCGTTACGGAACATGCAGAATCAGATGTCAACTCGTTTGAAGGAACGATGTCCATCTATGACAGTAAAAAGATATACCCGTCCGCTGATATTTCGGATAGTAAGGAGAGCATAATGAAAGATGAGCATGTAACTAGACTTCTCGACAGTCTTGATCGTAAAGATGAGCAACTTACTGATGTAATAAACATCATTAAAAAAACCGTGTCAGGAGGTGGTACATTATCTACTGATGAGAGATCTGTTGTTACTGACACCACAGATACTGACGATGGCTCTACTACTACTGTTGTTGGTGATCCCGTAACAGTAGACAGTACAAAAGATGTTGGAGATTCAACTGGTGACATTGGTTCAGAGGATACATCTATTAAAGATGCAATTGCTGAACTAACTACTGCCGTATCAAAACTTACCGATATCGTATCAAAAGATGAACTTCCCGATGTCAAACCTGCAACAGGGGAAAGTACGGATACTGCAGAAGACAACAGTTCCGCCGCCGGAGCCGAAGATATTACTACTGGTTCTGACGAAAATGCCGACGCTGCCAATGATACTTCCGGGGAAACATCACCAGGTGATGCTTCAGACGAAGAGAAAGGTAAAGGAAAAGAGGAAACAGGTGATTCTTTAACAAAAGATGAAACGGCTGACTCCTCTAATAATGAGATCGGCGAGATAAAAGAAGAGAGCGGAGAGATAGAAACAACCGCCGACAGCAACAAGAGTAAACCCTCCCTTAGGAGACTCGCTCTTGGAAATAACAGAAAACCAGCACCGAGTGTATCCAAAAAAGGTAAAACACTCAGTCAACTGGTTAAGTAATGCAATTTAAGTGAGGTAATACAATATGAGTGAATTCCTATTTAACCCCTCAGGTCAACCTTTCTCAAATGACCTCCGTCCAATGCGGATGGAAAGTCTTGAGTTCCTTGATTCGATAGAAAACTGCTATCGTTACAAGGGCCTGAGAACATACGGTACCTACTACCCAGTAAGGATTCTTCCTTCAAAGTGGATTAACTATGATGCCCAATGGCCAGTAGTTATGTGCGCAGGTACCATCGTTTCTATGATAAGTATCAAACATCCTGCAGAGTATGACACCGATGATGCCGTAACCGGTATCAACAGTGTAAGTGGTGTTGGTTCTGTCGTTGTTGCAGAAGGAGCTTCCGGAACCTTTAGAAGTCTTCCTCTCAATGCAGTATATCATGAGCATATTTCTGGTCTTATTGTTCCGGCAACAGGTCCTGGATCTGCGGTTCAGCGAATACAAGGATATGTAGAAGATGCATATACTGATGAAGATGGAACTTATGGTATCATTCTTCCTGCTGGTGCAAAAGCAACTGCACTGTCTAATGAATACCAAAGACCAATGAATCGACCTATGGGTATTGTTAATCATGCAATCTATGCTGATAACCGACATGCTTACCTGAACTATCAGTTTAAGCAGCAGGGTTTTGGCGTTTCCCGAGATGGCGTTCTTACTATTCCTTATGTTATTGTTCATGCTCCCGTAGGTGAAGTAACAGAAACGGCAGCTCAGCTCGCTGTTATTAAAACAGCAATCGGTTCCCGTCATCAGTACTTGTACGCATCTGATGCATCAGGTATTGCAGCGGCAAGTAAGGCTGCAGTTGAAGCATATCTTGAATCCGGTAAATCAACAATGCCTGACCAAAATGGTAAGTTTGTTCCTTGGTCCCCTGTTATTTCTGCGGAAATGACCGGAGTTGGAACTGCAGCATCTGTAGCAATTGCTTCTGATGGCGTTATCGCGGCAGCTGATTCTATTGCTGATGCGACTTATACTATGGAAGTTACTGTAACTGATGATGAAATGGTAACACTATCAACCGGCGCAATGAGTAGCAACACCGTTGCCGATGCAATCGCCGCTCTTAACCTGAGTTTTGCTAATGGTATCGTTGCTCTTGTAGATGAAGAGATCGTTTTTACAACTTCAGCAAAAGGGGACGGAGTAACTATTGCTCTTGCTGGTTCTGGTCTGGCTGCTTTTCTTTCTGCTCTTACTGGAACAGCAACTGCTCAAACTGCTATAGCAGGAACATCAACGGTTGATGATTTTGCAGTAGCTTTCAAACAGGATATGGACCAAAAATTTGGTACTGTTCTTGAACTTCGTAACCGAGTTCCTTACGGAATGGATGAGATTATCGATACATTCCCTGGTTCAGAAGTACCTGGTACTGATACAGCAGGTCTGCCTCGTAGACTTTATGAGTTTGCCAAGCAGGTTGCAACAGCAACCGGTGTCTTTAGTGGCACCCCAACAAAAGATGAAATTGCAGGAATTGTACGCGGAGATGTTGTTTGTGATACAGGAACTGCTGTTAAAGTTCGTGTTGGTCAGGTTGACATTGCCTTTGGCGACGCGGCATAAGGAGGAACTAAATGACTAAGCTTTTTAATAGACACGCGGGTCTATCAGACCTAAGCACCTACGATTTCGATCGTTCTCTTGAAGGCCATAAAAAGGCTTTTGAAAAACGTGATGATATTTCTGAAGATCAACTTGTTGATACAGAAGGTAATTACACCGATGATTTCGTAGAACAAATGAGTATTGCAGATGCCGAAAAGGTAGGAGAAGTTCTCCATGCATTCTCAACAGGAAGAATGAGAGATCGTTCGATAATTAAGGATGTTCTACATACATATGATTACCCTGAGATATTCTATTCAGCAACTGAGATTCTTCTTAAAAGCCGAATATATCCAGAGGCAATCGTAACAAACAATCTTTTTCAGTCAATCCCGTATTCAGGCGAAGCTACACAGCTTACCATTAGAACTCTTGGTGGTGTACGGGTTGAAGAAGTGGCGGAAGGTGGAGAATATCCAGAGACCAGCACCGCTGTTAATGACCAGGCGTACAGAATACACCTGGAAATTAAGAAGTATGGTGCCAAGGTTGCGGGAACCCGGGATCTGATTCAATCAGATAACTGGGGTATTTTTGCAGCTACCATTGCTCAACTCGGTGATGAAATTGCAATGCTTCGTGAGAAGATGGCAATTACTAAGTTGAACACAGAAGCTGGCTTCGTTATTATGGATAACCTTGATGCCTCATCAGCTGAACTTGGAAC